GTCCTTCCCATGCATCAGCAAACGACTTCTTTTGATCCATTAGTTGACGTATGCTGTTCTCAGTCATTGTAGGACGTAGTTGACCAATCACAGTTTCTGGGCCCATGTTCAGCGCACGAATTACACTAGGATACAGACTGTTCAAGTCCATTGAACCAATCCAGTCATGCAGTCCTTTTTTAGGATAAGCAACATACGCACCCGCGGCTGCAGTGTCGCCTTCATGTTGTTTTCTGTTGGGAACAATCATGCCTTGTTCGTGTGCAAAGTTAATGATTGCTTGTTCAGTGAGTGCAACTGCTCCCATGGTTGTGGGTAGTAGCACAGTGTTTTCATGTGCCAACACATTAGCCAAGTCAATGAACTTTAGTTTGTCATCCAGTTTCTTTAGCAGTGCAGTATCTTGTCTGTTGTAGTCTATGAACTTTTCAAAGTCTTGATTGTACAGTTGATCTAGTGTGCCTTCATATGCAACCTTGCGTTCGCCAAGTTCATGCTCGCCTATAGCATCTAAACTGTAACTGTGACGCTCTTCGTAGGTGTACTTGCGATACAGTTGCATGTAATCCAAATGCTGTCTGCCACACAAATCAAATGTGATGTTTTCTGCACCAAAACGTTCAAATGTGCGTTTGCGTGGAGTTTGTCCAAACAAACAAAACTTGCGTGTGTCGTCCTTGCTGAGTACTCTTGTTATACGATTAACTGTGTAAGGAATATCATATCCTTCGCTGTTCCAGCCACTGAGTATGTCTGCATCCTCAATGACGTCTAAGAACACTTTGAGCATTTCTGCTTCACTGTCAAACAAGTATGTGTTGTCAAATCTCGAACACAGTTCTTTGGCAGTTTCCATAGTCATACCACTGGGAGGTATTGCAAGTGTTACCAGTTGATCTACCCAGTCCATATACAAACTGATTGCTGTGATTGCATTAAATGGATCGTCTGTTGGACTATATCCTCTGATCTTGTCAAAGTCAACTTCGATATCAAAGAACACTGTTTGCAGCACAGGTGCTTCTGCGCCCATATAATTTTCAGCAAGACAACGGAATACAGGATTGATATCACTTTCCCATAGTCCGCTTTTACCTTGTATCTTAAGTTCTTTTTGAAACTCTTTGCCGTTGCGTGTGCTGAATCTACTTACACTATTTCCATATATAGTTTTGAACTTGCCACGTGGATCATCATAGTAGAACACATAGTTTGCAGGATATTCACGATACTCGCGACGACCTTGCACACGTTCTACAACGTGTATTCTGTCGTTGTCTCTGTCAAACCATGCGTCTACATAACTCATTAAAACAGTCCTACGATGTATATTAATGTTAACAGAATGTTAGTCCAAAGTAAACTATTTTCTCGCCATAGGAATGCAACACTGATCCATAAACCATTGGCAACTATAAATGCCCAATGATGCCAGTGCCATTCTGGTACAAAACTTGCTAGGCATGCAGCACCAACAAGTGCTACTGTTGCTAGCCAAGCAAACCATTGATAGGGTTTTTTAACTACCACCATTGTGCAGCAACTCCGTAACCGAACACATTTATACATGCAAAGTATGACGTGAGCAGCATGATCCATGCTGCTCCTCTACGCCAACTTGCATACATTTGTGTTATGCTGCCAATAAAAAACCCTGGATAAACAATTAACATGTTAGGATTGTCTGCATTGATAGCCAATGTGAGACTTGCGCCTACTGTGAACACAAAACTAACGAGTTCAAATAAGAACGCTATTCTATCGCTGGTGTAACTGTTGATCCAGAATTGTTTTACTGAAGCCATTTAGATTTTGCCAACTGTACTCAGAATGTTTTCCAATACTGCATAATCATCTGATGTGCGTTCAAAATCTGCTTTGTATGCTGTACGCACTGCTTTCTTAAGCACTGCGGGTTTGATTTGCATTTCTTCAGCAATGGCTTTGATTGTATCGTTGAGACCTTCGCTTAGGTCATCTACTTCTTGCATCACTGTAAGGCCTTCGTTGATCAATTGAGTGAGTTTTGCTTTTTCCTCACTGTTGAATACACGATCCATGTGTGTCTCCTTGTTGATATAGTGCTATTGTATATGGGTTGTAGGTTTTTGTCAAGCCTAAAGATGTTGTACAATTTCAACTTTTAGATCACTGCTACCTTTTATTAGTCTGTGATAAACATGTTTGGGAATAAAATATTCTTTGCCAGGTACCAGTGACATGGGCAAACGATTGTCTAATTGTAGACGCCAGCCACTGCCTTCAAGCACTTGTACTGTGCGATCTTCAGCATCGCGGTGCCAGCAAAGTTCACTTTCGTCTGCGTCTTCGTTAAATGTTCTATGCTTGATGTTGGGTGCGACAGAGGTTTCCTGGTAAGGTCTTACCACCATTGTCCGCCTTTGACTCCAAGACTTTTGTAACGTGGTGTACGACACGCCCAATAGCCTGCTTTGGTTTTGTCATTTTTGTTTTTGCAATCGTGACGTGCAACAAAACTTTTTACTGCACCAGGATTGTTTGCTTTGGTTTTAAGACCTGTGGTATCACCCCAAGACACTTTGATTACATTGCCTTTTTTGTTTTTGGTGTACACATAATACTTTTTACTACCGCCACGCTTGGGTGAGTTTAGTTTTACCTTTTTGCCTTGATACTCTGCTTCGTCGATAACTTGTTCACCGAGACCTTGTTTTTTCTTATTGACATAGTAGTTACTGCCTTTGCCATATCCATGACGCCATGCCATTGCACGTAGATCATCATCACTCTTGTCTTTGTATCTTTCAGCAAAATCTTCGTCACTCATTTCAGCATTGCGTTGCTTGCTTTTAATCACACTGGCTGGCATTCCTTCATCTAAATCTTCAGTAAGGTCTTCTATAGGAACGTCTAGTGGCACTATTTCGCCATCTATCTCAACACATTCACCAATGTCTGTGTCTAGCATTTCACTGTCAAACCAATCCATGTTGATGTCTTCACGTATTTCACGCACTGCTCTATAGAACATTGTAAATGCTTCACTGCCTGGACGAAACATACATTCTGTGAAAGGAACACCACGTTTGATGTGTTCTGCAATTGCGTTGTCTACTACTTCGCTGATGTTAAATTCAC